ATAAGTGAATTAGGAAGTTCAGGTAATGTAGTTAATTGATTTGAATAACAATACATAGATGATACATTATTATATTTTTTAATTTTTTCAAACGAATTGAATTCAGTGTAATGGAAACTATTAATTGGATAAGTTCCATCAACAAAATAATATTCAACAGTGATAAGCATTTGATTATAATTACAAAATAATAAAATTAAATAATAAAATTAAATAATAAAATTAAATAATAAAAACATAAAATCAATTTTTTCATTAAAAAATCAATCTAAAATTAGGCTAATGTAATATAAAAAAAAATTGATTTGTTTTTGTAAATTATTATTTTATTGATTACTTCCCAGAAAAAATCAAAAAACCACAACTTAAAAACATAAAAACTTAATATATAAAATGACCACTAAAATGAATCCAATAATCCAATTCCTAGAAATCGAGCAAATTCAAGATACAACGCCGATTTTCATGTTAGATAATTCAGGTTCAACCGCGAGTATGTTTCTTAATAATAATTCAATTCTAAATTATGAAATTGAATATATGAAAAAACATATAATTCACAATCAGATTAAGAATTTCTATTTAATGTTTTGGGATAATAAATTTACCCTTCCTTTTGGTAATAAATTATTAACATTAGAATCATTAGAATCATTAAATGTAAATGCTGGGGGTTCAACACATCTAGAAGTTGGATTAAAAAATTTACCATCAGAATGGTTAATGGAAAGAGAACATATTGATATTCATATTTTTACAGATGGTGAAATTAATGGGAATAAAGATAAAACAACTGATAAATTAAGAGAATTAATCAATAAGAAATGTCATATACATATTACAACAATTGAAGCAAATCATCATGATTATATTACGGATAATTGTCATGCGGGAAATGCTATTTATACGATTCTAAATGATAATGGATTAATGAAAAATGTTAAAAAATTCATTTCATTTAATCAAAGATATAATCTCGAACCATTTATTTCATTAGATAATCCTGATCATGTTGCTGGATATGTTCCATTTCAAGGTAAATATTTTAAAATCGAAGAAACGCAATTATTTTTAAAATATTTGGATAAATTAATTCCAAGTATTGATGATAATAATCTTCTGAAATTTGCACATGAATTAACATTAACTTTATTTCATTTAACAAGTGGTAAAGCATTAAGTATTCAACGTAATATTTTAAATTTATTTGCTGAATTATTTGTTGAAACTAAAATTTATAAAAATGTTCGTGAGATATTCCTTCAAGAGATTGATAATCATGAAAAAGGTAAATCAACAACTTACCAAGCATATAGACGTAATCGAAATAAGATTTTTGAAGATGCTCAACTTGCATTATATCAGAATGTTAAAGATAGTTTAACAAGTCATGAAACGAATCTGTATATTACATTTCCATTATTAGATAAAAATAATAAAAAGATTGTAATTAGTGGTTCATATAAAGATATGAATAAAAGTATTTCAATTGGTTCAAAGCGATATGATAATGCTGGTTTTCAACTTGGTAGTTATAATTTGCCGGCTTTCCCATCAGTAATTATGATGGATGATGGACATAAAGACCAATGTCTTAGACAATGGATTAGAACAAATTATTCGATAATGTATCAATTAAATTCGTCATCTGATGCGATTCTATATACATTTTTAACGGATGCTTTATTGGTTCAATTATCTGAAAATGTTTCAAAAGAAATTAAAGATGGATATCGATATTTAGCACGTGTAATGTTAGATCGTAAGAGATTTGGAACGAATGTTAAGGAATATGATTATTTATTAGCATCAAATCCCCCAGCTCCGGTTAAAGGTTCTATAGATGGTGTAAATTATTTATTATGGAAATCACTAGAACACAGTGGTGTTGCTAAAAAATTTGTTCCATTTACTGAAGATGAAAAAGCAGAATATTTAAAAACACATCCAAATGAAACCAAAACTAACAAAGATGGTAAATTTGAATTTATTATTCAACCATTTACTTTATGGTATGGTATTATTAAAATGTTTGGCGATAAAAACCTTAATGAGGCACAATTACGAGTTTGTCAGAATGACTTAACAATAGATGGTGTTTCGGATGAGACAATTATGGATTTTCTAAGTTCAAAATTACCAAAAGTAGATATATGTCAATTACCATCTGGATTAAAAGATGTTGAATATACTTGTTGTATTACTTTTGAAACAACATCTGAAACGGGTGGTTATATTATTTCCCCACATAAAATTACACGTAATATTACATGTTCTCCAAAATATGTAATTAGTCCAAAAGGATATTCTAAAATCGAATCTGATGGTGGTAATTTTAATTGTCCAATTTGCTTTTCATCATTGAATACTAATAATTTGGAACAATGTTTAAATCAAGAAAACAGAACATTACAACATCTTAAATTATTAGAAGAAAAAATCATTGTTCCAGAGTTTAATAACTGTTTAACTATGTATAATACAACAAACCATACTAATGTATCGATTCCGGAAGCTTATTATAAATTAGATACATTGGAACAATTAATTCCATTAAATGAATGTAATTTTAATATTGGTTCTTTTACAATTAATTCTCCTAATTTAACGGATACTTTAAATACAACATCAATTAAGATAACATCACAAGATGATTTTAATCAGAATGTATGGAAACGTTATCCATTTCTTGAAAATCTAGATATGAAAAATGTTTGTTTAGCCGGTGGATTTTGTCGTTCAATTCTTTTAAAACAAAAATTAAAAGATTTAGATTTCTTCATTTATGGTAATCAAGATGAATTATTTCCAACATTTAGAAGATTTTTAAATGATGTTATGAAGAATATTAAACTTCATATTGAACGGAAAAATAAATTAAGTGATGATGAAGATAATGATGAAAATCCAAAAGATGAAAATGAAAATCCAAAAGATAATTGTAAACCGACTAATAAAAAAGTCAAGTTTTTGATGATGTATAAACCATTATACAATGTTTTTGAAGTTATTTGTATTAATGATCCAACCGATTTCTTTGAAAAGGAATATGTTTTAGATAACTTTAAACAATATGATTTTAAGAGTCTTCATCGATATGATAAAAACACGATTATTGACCCAGAAACTGGTAAGATATATCGTAAACGTAAAGGATATCGAAGAGAACAAGAAGATACAACGGCAAAAGACATTGAGAATCGTGATTTTAGTAACTATTTTGAAGATGGTGATATTACAGGAATTAGGATGACACATAGATTACAATTTATATTAGCAAAATATAATGCTATTGAAAATATCTTAGATAATTTCGATATGTATCCTTGTAGAGTAGCTTTTGATGGTAAAACAACATTTATGACTCCCAAATCATATTTTGCTTATAAATATATGGTGAATGTTGTAGATGAAAGTAAATTTTCAGATTTATTTCATCATAGATTATCAAAATATTTTACATATGGATTTACAATTGTTATGCCTGAATTAAATATGGAATTAGTCAGTCAATTGAAAAATATTAAAATGGGAAATGTTAAATTTAAAATTCAAGGTATTGACAATCAAATGATTTTAATTAAACATGAATCCAATATTGAAACACAATTGAAATCAATTGAAGCTCTTGAAAAGAAAAATGCCGATAAAGGAAAAGCACTTTATAAATCATCATTATTTTGTTCATTAGTCAGTATTTTAAGATATGTTAAAATTAATAAAGTTAATTACATATTTAATAATGAAATTATTATTCCTGAACCAGACGGAAAAATGAAATTTCGTGAAACAACAGTTGATGTTAAATTTATTGATAAAATTAATAGTCGAATTCCCACACATAATTTTTATGGATTAATGCGTCAAAATCTAACACAAGAAACAATTGATTCTACAAATAAAATAGAAGCTAGAATTAAGGAAATAAATGGTTTATTGTTTAGTCGAACCATTAAATGGGAAGAAAAGAAAAAGTTAGAAAAAGAATTAGCAATATTGACTTTGTCTAAACCATCATTAGAATGTGATTCATCATTATTATTGACAACAACACAAACGTATTTTGTAAATAAGAAATGTAAAAAATCAAAAATTTTCTTAACAAATCATAATTCTGGAAGTGATTCGGATTCAGAATGAAAAAATATAAATTAATCTAGAAAATATAAATTTCTCTAGAAAATATAAAAGTTATAATTTTAAAATATGGAAAATATTAATCTTGGAAATATTAATCTTGGAAATATTAATCTTGGAAATATTAATCTTGGAAATATTAATCTTGGAAATATTAATCTTGGAAATATTAATCTTGGAAATATAATATATTATATATTTTATTTAATAATTTTTTTATTATTAATATTGATAGTTGGAACAGTTAAAATTATTAAAAATAAATCATGTATTAATTGTGAAGGATTTAATCAATCAAATCCAAAAGTTGAGTTTCCGTTTAAAAATTTATTTAATCAAGATGGTGAAATTTTAAATATTATATTAATCTCGGCACCATTTCGAGAAAAAAAACATGAGGATTTATATCTAGAATACAAAAATAAAGGTCTTGAATTTATGGGGATATCTTCATATTCAGAATTTCCTTGTAAATTATCAAATCCACACGATAGTAAATATCATGAAGAGAAAAACCATGATTATGTTTCAATGTGTAAAACATGGCTACATTGTTTTCGTAATCCAGATGAATGTTTAGGAACACAAATACCAAGATTATTATTTAGTGAATCTGATTTAAAAGATTATAATTCACATAAACCAGATACAACAATTAAAATTGAATATGATTTTATATATGTTTGTCTTAAAGATAATGATAAATGTGAAGCGGGATGGCAATCTTATATTAGGAATTGGGATTTAGCCAAAAAATGTTTAGATTTAATGTGTCGAAAATATAAATTAAAAGGTTGTATTGTTGGACGTGAAAATTGTGAATTTAGTAAAATGTGTGATGGTATTGTTAAAGTTATTCCTTTTCTTAAATATAATGAATTCCAAAAAGAATTACAAAAATGTAAATTTATATTTGTTCCTAATATAGCCGATGCTAGTCCCCGAGTTATGGTTGAAGCTATGTGTTATGATAAGCGAATTTTAGTTAATAAAAATATTGTTGGTGGATGGAAATATATTCAACCTGAAACGGGAGAAGGATTTACTGACGAAATAGATATAGATAATGCTTTAGAAACATTATTAAAGAATTATGATAATTATCATCCACGTGAATATTTTATTACAAATTATGGTAAAGAGAAAAAAGGTAAAGAATTAGCTAATTTTATTAAAGAACATTATCAAAATATTATTCCAGACAAAAATAAAATTGATTATTGTTATATAACAATTTAACATAACAATTTAACATAACAATTCACAATGATAATCAGTGTTAAATATAAACTATATGAAAAAAAAGATAATCATTCAAGAATGTTGCGACAATTAACAGATAAAAAAATATAGATATTCATCATTTGATTCTATAATAAAATTTAATAAGAACGGTATTTTTGATTATGATAATATAATATGGTTAAAATGTTCATATAATAAATTAAGTTTATTACCTAAACTTCCGAATTCACTTCAACAACTTTGGTGTTATAATAATCAACTAAGTATATTACCAGAATTTCCTAATTCACTTCAACAACTTTATTGTAATAGTAATCAATTAAGTGTATTACCTAAACTTCCGAATTCACTTCAAGAACTTCATTGTGATAATAATCAATTAAGTATATTACCAAAACTTCCGAATTCAATTAAAAAACTTTATTGTTATAGTAATCAATTAAGTGTATTACCTGAACTTCCTAATTCACTTCAAAAACTTTGGTGTGGATGGAATAAATTTATTAAAAATCATAAACATGAATATTTTATTAAAATGATTTATATGTAATTTTTTATGTCTAGAATTATATAAAATAAAAAATTGAAGTACATCTCAAAATAAATAATATTTTTCTAGAAAATGGCAATATGATTTCTATCAATATCTTTCAAATCATCATCCAAATGATAAAAGACAATCATTGACATGAAAAGACCAAATGAAGATAAAATATGCCATACATCATGATAATCCCAATAATCAAATAAAACACATGGTTTATTTAATTCTTGTGATTCCGAAGGAGTTAATGATTTATTACTAACAGCATTTAAAAAGAATATCATCGCAAATGTTAGGGTAATATTCATTATTAAAATTTCAATCCAAACATACCATTTAATATTTTCACCATGTCTTATTTTTTGAATGATATAATAGATAAAATATACTCCTAAATTCATAATTAAAATAGATAACAACCATAATGTAAATGTTGATTTAGCGGTAATTTGATTATAAATAATTGAAAATAAAGTATATCCACCAATTAAAGAAATGAGAATAATTTTAGAAATATTATGTTTATCACTATTTTTCAACATTCTATATATTTGTTTAGGCAATTGACGATTTACTGTCCAATCAACACCAAAATAAATATTAACCAATGTAATAGATAATATATATATTAACATTAAATATGATAATGCCCAGAAAATACCTTCTAGAACTTTATTTCCATCAATACTTCCAGATAAAGCAATTGTATTTAATATACCAACTGAACCTAAAACCCAATATGTTTTGAAGGCAGATGGAATATGATCTTTATGACGTTTATCATAAATTGTTAAGAAGAAAATTACAGTCATAACAAACATAAAATCTGTATCAATTGGAAAAATAATAACTGAAGGACAAATATGATAAATCGAGGATGCTATACCGATTAGCATTAATCCAATACCCATACAATAAAATAATGATGGGTCTTTATGTATTCCTTTATAATTGTCGAGTTGTTTATCATTATATTTAACAATTAACATAAAAATTAAACCAAAGATAACATAAAATATATTTGATAAAACATTATTAAAAGCATATATATTTCCTAAATGATGAACACATTTAAAATTAAAATAACATAATTGGTCATGAGGCATATTTCTTTGAATATCTTCACGATTATAAGCAAAAGTTAAAGATGGTCGTAAATACCATACACCAATTAAGGAAAGATATTTCCAAAAATGTCTTTTATGTTCAACATATGGAAATAATCTTTCTTCATTATGATTATTCATTTTTTTAATAAAATATTATAAATATAAACACTAATTAATTCTTGATTAATCTGATTAATTGAAATCAATTTTTTTTATAAAAAATAAAGTTCTAAAAAATAAGGAGTAAGTGATGATTATGATATTAGTTTATTATCACAATCTATTTATTGAATCAAATATGGAAGTTTAGATAATAATTTTTTACCTTATATTATTTTATTGAAATACTTAGGATCATGTATTTTGATAAATGGATTACTTAGATGTGGTAATTTATTATTCCGATGTTTAAAATATTTAATAGATAATGGAATATTAGGCATTGTTTTTAATCGATTATTCCAGCAAATAAGTTCAACTAATGTATTTGGAAGGTCTGGTAATCTAGTTAATTGATTTTTATAACACCGCAGTATTTTAAGTGAATTAGGAAGTTTTGGTAATAACGTCAATTGATTATTATCACAATGAAGTTCAATAAGATTATCTGGAAGTTGAGGTAATTGAGTGAATAGATTATCACTAATTCTAAGATCTTGAATAGAAGATGGGAGATTTGGTAAATGAGTTAATTGACAACCTGAAGAGAAAAGTATTTTTAGAGTAATAGGTAGTTCAGGTAAATTACATAATTGTTTATTAAAATCACAACAAAGCTTTTGGAGTCTATTTGGAAGGTGAGGTAATAATATTAAATTATTATGAAAACAATCAAGTTCAATAAGTTCATTTGGAAGGTCTGGTAAGTGGCTTAATTGATTATTCCAACAACTAAGTTTTTTAAGTTTATTTGGAAGGTTTGGTAATACAGTTAAAATATTATAACTACAACAAATATCTTCTAGTGAATTTGGAAGTTCAGGTAATTCACTTAAGTTATTATTAGAACATGAAAGTTTTTGAAGATTAGGTGGTAAATTTTGTAATGAAGTTAATTTATTATTCGAACAGTTAAGTTCAATAAGAGAATCTGAAAATTCTGGTAATGTGGTTAATTTATTTCTATAACAATGAAGTATTTGAAGAGTTATTGGAAGTTTTGGTAAAATTGTTATATTTGAATCAATACAGTGAAGTTCTTTTAGACAAGGTGGAAATTGATGTAATTCTGTAAATCCCAATCTATAAAAATGTAAATAAGTAATATTACTATAATTGTGATAATGTCTACTATCGATTGATGAATGATAATATGAACGGTCATCATTTTGATATTTATATATAATTTCTGTCATTTTGGAATATAAATTAAAATATTTAAAAATATAATTTCAATTTTTCAGAAGACAATGGTAATCTAAAAATATCAATAATATAAAATTGAAGTTGAATTAATCTTTTTATTTATAATGACGGTATAAAGACAAATAACAATATATTGTAAAATAAATAAAGTAATAAATAAAGTAATAAATAAAGTAATGGAATCTATGGAAACCAAGGAAACTAATGAACGTAAAAATAATATTCTAGAAGAAGAATATGAAAAGAAAATTAATCCATATAATTTTAACAATAAATTAATTACTAAATTAGACATTGAAAATTTACTTCATAAATATGGAATCTATCAAAATATTAATAATCTAGAATTATATCAACGGGCTTTTGTTCATGAATCATATTCGTGGTCATATATTAAAGATGTAATTAAGAATGATAATATTGAAATTGTTGAAAAACCGGAAGGGGCAATTGAACTAAAACAAGATTCATATGAAGCATTGGAATTTTTAGGAGATAGAATTGCGAATGCGGTAGTTGCTCATTATTTAACATTAAGGTATCCGAATTCAAATGAGGGATTTTTATCTGATTTGAATGGGAAATTAATAAGTGCGAGAGGTTATTCAAAATTAGCGAGAACATTAAATCTTGGACAATATATATTACTTTCTAGACACCAAGATGAAAAAAATAATGGACGTGAAGATGATGATATTCTATGTGATGTTTTTGAAGCTTTTATATGTGCTTTGTATCGTGATTTTTCTGAAAATCAAACAGCAATTGGTTATTTAACATGTTCAGAATTTGGTTTCGGACCCGGTTATTTAGTCGCTCATAAATTTATTTTCAATTTATTGGAAGATGAAGGAACAGATATTGATTTTGTTGAATTGATTCTTAAACAGACAAATTACAAATCTAAAGTAAATACATATTTTATGAAACATTTGAAATTAAAAGTCTCTTACCAACTGGATTATAAAGATTTAACACCAACCGGAACAATAAATTTTGTTTCTCTTCGCGGTTCAGATGGAAAAATATATGGATTTAGTTATGGTTCAAATATTAAAAAAATAGAACAACGATGTGCTAAAGATGCTTTAATACGATTAAATCAAATTCAACTAAATGATGATGATGATGACAAACAATATCTAAATGAATTTGATTTAGAACCATATCAAGAAATGATTGATAATTATTTTCAACGTTTTCAATAAAAAATACTTTTTAGAAAACAGTATCGGCAAAAACAAACCTTGTGTTGTCTTCGACACACTAATACTTTTTAGAAAAAAGTATCGGCAAAAACAAACCTTGTGTTGTCTTCGACACACTAATACTTTTTAGAAAAAAGTATCGGCAGTGATTTTCATTCTAGAATTATTTTTTAGAATGATATTCTAGATGTAAATTTATTATTTTTTTTTATTATTTTATGAAAGTTTATCAATTGAATAAATTTTTATTTAAATGGTATTTCTTGGGTAATTTCCTAGTTGCCTCCGGCACTGATTTTCATTCTAGAATTATTTTTTAGAATTATTTTTTAGAATGATATTCTAGATGTAAATTTATTATTTTTTTTATTATTTTATGAAAGTTTATTAATTATGTTATGAAAGTTTATTAATTGAATAATTTTTATTTTAATGGTATTTCGTGGGGGTAATTTCCTAGTTGTCTTCGACACTATGAATCCCACCCACCGCGACCGAAGGGAATATATTTTTTAGAAGGATTAATTAAATGTACTAATAATTTGATTACTAATATATAAAGAATATTAAATATAATAATATGTAAAGTATTATATTGTTTAAAACTATCATATATAGTTAATTATTATATTAATATTTTAAACATTATATAATTCTAATTAAATTTTGTAGTTGTTTATTATCATCACATAATAATTTTTATACCCTTCGGTCGCGGGTGGGATTCATAGTGTAATTATTTTTGTCTATACTTTTTTTTAAAAAGTATGGATGCAATTAGGAAATTATACCCACGAAATACCATTCAAATAAAAATTAATTCAATTGATAAACTTTCATAAAATAATAAAAAAAATTATTCTCACGAAATACCATTAAAATAAAAATTATTCAATTGATAAACTCTCATAAAATAATTAAAAAAATTATTCTCACGAAATACTATTTAAATAAAAATTATTCAATTGATAAACTCTCATAAAATAATTAAAAAAATTATTCTCACGAAATACTATTTAAATAAAAATTATTCAATTGATAAACTTTCATAAAATAATAAAAAAATAAATTTACATCTAGAATATCATTCTAAAAAATAATTCTAAAAAATAATTCTAAAAAATAATTCTAAAAAATAATTCTATAAAATAATTCTAAAAAATAATTCTAGAATGAAACTCAGTGATAATACTTTTTTCTAAAAAGTATAAAAAATATAAGTGTGTCGGAGACAACACAAAGTTTGTTTTTGCCGATACTTTTTTCTAAAAAGTATTTGTATAAAAATTGATTTTAAAATCTAGATAAAGTAATATATTAATTCAATATAAAATGTCTAATTTTACAATTAACCAATATAAACAAAATTTACTCTTTTCATGGAGTGATTTTTTAACAACAAATCAGATGACAAATTTAGATATCGATTTAGAAACTGAATATTATTTATTAATTTTAATTGATAATAGTTATTCAATGAGAACAATTATTGATTCAATTTCAAATCGTTCTAGACTTCAAGTTGTTAAAGATACAATGAATCAAATATTAGATTTATTATTAACCATGATAAACCAAGGATATAAAATTAATTTATCAATTAAAACTTTTAATACACAACCAGAAACTATTTTTTCAAATCCAAATTCTATAAATAAATATGATATTCAAATTATACGTGAAAAAATTAATCAAATTGTGGCTGACAAATCAACTTATATGTTATATGCTATTAAAGATATTCAATTAGAATCATCAAAAATTATTAATAAATCAATTAATGAAAATAAACAAATTAAATTATTTCGAATTATTCTTAGTGATGGTTACGATACATCAGGAATACAACGTGATGACTTATTAAATCAATTAGATGGTTGTTTTGAATGTTCTTTAGGAATTGGAAATCATGATAATTATGATGATATTTTATTATCGAAAATATCAATTAACAAAAATGTATTCGGTTCTCCATCCGCTAAAATTTTAAGTGATAATATGATAGCACCTATATTTCAATCAACTACAATATGTGCCCAAAATGTTGTTATCACTTCATCAATACCACTTATTACAAATATTAATGTTTCATTTAATCAAAATGAAAATACATATCAATATGATTTAGGAGATTTTCAATTTTATCGGTTATTTAATTGTCAATTTAATGATGAACATGTAAATGAATATTTTAATATTAATATTAAATGGATTAACCCAAAAACTAAATTACCATATACACAAGATTTTGTTCTATTAAAATCATCTAAAATAGATGAACCTTGTATTTTTGAACAAATTCTTAATTTACAATCTGGAATACAAAGTGATATAAAAGCTTTAGAAGAAGATAATTTTAAAAATTATGATTATTTAGCTACAAATGAAAATAATCGTGGTGCTTGGCTTCGCAAATATTTCACTTCATATCTTAATCAAATTAAATCTATTGTTGAATTAGCAAATCAACATCATATTACAAATGAACATCCATTAATTATTAGCTTACGTAGTTATGAGGATGAAATTAATAAATTAAATAAATATCAAGAATCAAATGAATATTTACATCTTCTCAGAACCGCATCTGATGCGACAACTTATATGTCTCCTTCTTATTCTACACGTTTGAGTGAAATTTACACCACGATTGATTCACTTAAACCAAAACAAGAAACCGATTTAACTTGTTTTATTTGTGGAAATGGTCGTCGTCAAGTTGTACCCAAATTTGACAATATTATTACACGTGTTAAAGCTGATAATTGTAGTCATTTATTATCTTGTCCAACATGTTTCTCAGAAATTATAAAAAGTAAAGGTAAAGCTGAATGTCCAATATGTCGTGCTATAATTTCCAAATGTTATGAAATTGACTTTCCTTCATATGATCCAATTAAAAAAAATTTATCTTGTATTGATTGTGGAGAAAAACAAATTAATATATTTAATCGTCCATGTAATCACGCTATTTATTGTTCAAAATGTTTTAATAAACATAAAGGATTAATATGTCAAGTTAATAATTGTAATTCAATTATTACTCATAGTCATCACTTCAAAATTGCTTAATCCAAAACTACATAATACAATATGTTGTTGTAGTTTGGAATAATAATCTTGGTCTATAATTATCAAGATTATTTAAATGAAAATTATCAATTAAATTATTAATATTATTAATTTCTAGACTCAAGTCTCTTAAATTGTTATTTATATATTTTTCATTATATGTTTTTTTATTTTGATTTTTATCATGTATTTTTTGATTATTCTTTTTAGTTTCTTTAATTTTATTACCATAACATTTATTACATCCTTCAAATCGTTTTATACAATTTTTATGATAGTAATGATTTTCTTGACAATCATCAAATTGAATAAATTCATCTTCATTTATAGATTTTTTACAATTTTCACATATTGGAGTAAATTTTTTTTTATGTCTTAATATTTCTGATTGATTCCCGTTTTTATTTTGGTTTTTATTTTTTTGTTTTTCAATGTCTCTTCTATTATTTGCTTTATTTGTTTCATTATAGTTATTTGACATTATATTTTTACACGATTTTATCAATATTACATTCATTATAAATATTATTTGATTGAAATCAATTTTTATTTTAGTTTCTTTATTTATTTTTTTATCATAACATTAGTACATTTTTCAAATTGTTTTATACATCTTTTATGATAATAATGATTTTCTTGACAATCTTCAAATTGAATAAATTCATCTTGATTTATCGTTTTTTTACAAGTTTCACATATTGGAAGAAATTTGTTTGTATTTTTCATATTAACACAAATTCTCATATTAACACAAAATAAAATTAAAATCAATTTTTAAATTAGATTATTTATTTTGAAATTGTATTCTAGATGTAAATTTATAATTTTTATTTGAACTATTTTTTAGAATGATATTCTAGATGTAAATTTATAATTTCAAAAATATTTTTAAAGTTTTTCAATTGAATAATTTTTATTTGAATGGTATTTCGTGGGGGTAAATTTTTTTATTATTTTATGAAAGTTTATCAATTGAATTAATTTTTATTTGAATGGTATTTCGTGGGGGTAATTTTTTTTATTATTTTATGAAAGTTAATCAATTGAATTAATTTTTATTTGAATGGTATTTCGTGGGGGTAATTTCCTAGTTGTCTTCATACTTTTTAAAAAAAAGTATCGGTAAAAATAATTACACTATGAATCCCACCCACCCCACCGAAGGGAATATATTTTTTAGAAGGATTAATTAAATGTACTAATAATTTGATTACTAATATATAAGGAATATTAAATATAATAATATGTAAAGTATTATATTATTTAAAACTATCATATATAGTTAATTATTATATTAATATTTTAAACATTATATAATTCTAATTAAATTTGTTAGTTGTTTATTATCATCCAATAATAAATTTTATTCCCTTCGGTCGCGGGTGGGTGGGATTTATAGTGCCGGAGGCAACTAGGAAATTATACCCACGAAATTATACCCACGTAATACCATTCAAATAAAAATTATTCAATTGGTAAACTTTCATAAAATAATAAAAAATAATAAATTTACATCTAGAATATCATTCTAAAAAATAATTCTAGAATGAAAATCAGTGCCGGAGGCAACTGTAAAAATGTTTTTGCCGATACTTTTTTCTAAAAAGTATGGAGGCAACTGTAAAAATGTTTTTGCCGATACTTTTTTCTAAAAAGTATGGAGGCAACTGTAAAAATGTTTTTG